CTTGCTCATGAGCGACCAAACACCAATCAGAGCGATGACAATAATGCCAACCGCAAGGATGGCCTTGCGAGGCGGCTGGAATTTGAAATGGTGACCGCCCTGAGAGCTGGTATAGACGCCGAACATCTTCGAATCGAGAGTGATGATGGTGCGGCTCGATTGGCTGAAACTCGAAAGCTTCTCGACATCGTTGACGACGCGAGGCGTGACATAGCGGCTGATTTTCTGGCTGCCGAAGATACGCCAATAGTGAATATGTTCGTTGCACAGCCGACGCAAGTGAACGTCCAGGAAGCGCGGGTCCTGAGTGATCAGATGCATCTGATGTCCTCGATGCCGGATTGTCTCGAACGCGCTCACATGAGGCGGCACGGGCTTGCGAGGGTCACGAGTGCCGAACATGGGGCGGTCCTCACTACCCTGCGCTTCATCGACCACGATGATGCAATCCTTCGGCAGCTCGAACCACTTAAGCGGATCTTCGAACTCGAACCAATCAGCCTTGAGCTTCGAAGGGTTGAGGCCGGCGACGTTGTGATAGTAGACCACCCTACCCTCAGCCTGAGCCTGGGCATCGACTTCCTTGATGGTGTTCAGTGTCTTGCCATTCCCTGGAAGGCCGGTGCGAAGAACTAGAGGCGCTGATGACATGGTTTAGCCCTCCCCTTGACCGGTCAGGAATTTGTAACGGCCGGTCCGATCCTTCGAGCTGAATCCAGCCATGAGAGCACGAGTGGCAACAGCAGCAAACATGATGTTGATGGCAACGTCGATCTGGGCGAGCCCGAGCAGCTGCTGAACAGGCGAATCAAGCGCGCCGAACTTTGCGAGCAACGCATCCTTTGCCTCGGAAATAACGAGGTTAAACCCAACATATGTCACGACGCCGACACCAATAAAGCGCATTGCTTTCTTGAGCATCGGCCCAACAATAGAGCCAAGCATTGTAGCCAAATAAACAAAGTGCATATCAGGAGCCTCCTAATCCACGACCAACATAAAGCGCAGCAAACAACAAAGCGCACGCTACAACGACAGGTGAAATGCCCTCGGCAAAGGTGCAGAAAGGCTCATATTCGAATTGCAGACTGCGGCCATTAGAAAGCGACGCCCTACTCGGCGCAGGACACCCATTGGAAGGAAGGAACCGAACGGCACCAGTGGCAAAGGATGGAATCTGAAAAGTCTCCTCCTCAAGTTGATACTCCTCGCCCTGGACAAGCTGGTCTATCTTTGACTTGTTGTCCTCATAATTCATGGCCTCATCAAGAGCGCAACGGCTTTCTTTTTCCTGCCGAAGAATCGCGCACTGAATCGCATCACCCTCGCAGGCTATAGTTGCGTCGCAACTCTCACCAGCAACAGACGAAGGCTCTTCCTCCTCCTCGCTCTCATCTTCAGCGCAGCCGTTTCCAATGCATTGATAACCAGAATCGCCGGGCTCACCATCGGCACCCTCTTCATCTGTTGTGGTTTCGGTTTTACTGGTGGAAGTGCATGGCTTAACGCCCTTGCAGCTAGTCTTATCAGTAGTGGTATCTGTTTTTGTGGTGCTAGAACCATCGGGATTGGTTTTCTTTTCAATGTCCTGCTTTACGTCCGTTTTACTGTAATCAGGAGGCGGGACGCCAGCCTTGCAACTATCGCCGCTGCAATCGACTTTTCCAGGCTGTTTACTTTCTGATGTCGAACTGCAAGATCGGGTCTGAGTACCATCGGGCTGAGTTTCCCAATCATTGCACTTGCTATCTTTGGCAAAAGTTGGGTCCGACTTAGTTGGAGGCTTGCTTGGCGGCTGATCAAACACACTACCGGGGGACGGATTGCCCGCAGTACAGGATTGACCATTGCCTTGATAGGCAACAACGCAGAACACATCACTAAGATTCTCGCCTTCATTGAAACGCTTACAGGTTCTTACTATGTCAGTGACCGCATACTGGCATTCGTTCTGACAAACTTCAGGCGGCGGCGGATTACGAACAGATGGGTTATCAATGGGGCCACGATTAAACTCATGGTCTATTGTCTGGCCTTCAGTTAAAGCGCATTTGTCTTCTTCAGGTGCTGTGCATTCACCGGTTTGAGAGTTGTATTCAGTACCCACCGGACAGCTTGTACCGGCACGAATGGCGACACCCTCAGAAACAACAGACGTTGAACCGCCAACGGAGGTACGATTGTAAAGGCAGTTGAAGTTAACGCCATTAGGTGAAATTCCGGAATATGAATAAGAATATGTGGCGCTGTTATTCGGAACGTTAGATGAACAAGCTAAAACAGCACTTGTATAATTGCCGCCTTTAAGAGAATGACGCCAATAATAATCATCAGCACTAACGGAGGAATGCCAAAGCAAAAAAGCCGCGAAAACCGCAAAAAACCTTTTCATATTCAAACCCGCCCAAAGAAAAGTGCCGCAAAAGCGAGCGTGGTGACGATTAGATAATAAGTAGTTGGGTCTATAGTCATGATCGAATACCACGCCCGTTTTTGCGGATCGCTCCTGCGTCGCTGATTCCGCAAAAAACGGGGCGTTAAATAGATAAAAAAAGGGCGCCGAGTTTCCAGGGCGCCCAAGTGAACAGCGCCCGATTAAAGGGCGCGGCGCACGTACTTGAAAGCCGCAGCGGCAACGAGAACGACCAGTACGAGGCCGCCAACGGTAGCCACATCGGCCTTCGCATCGCCGAGAGCAGTGGTAACGCCTTCATCGATAGCGGCCATTGCGGGAGCAATGCCAGCGACCAGGACGGCGGAACCGGCAGCAACCTGACGGCCATACTTGCGAACAGTGTTCATCATTTTCATGGGTGATACTCCTACAGGACTTTCTTGATAACGAGGACCGTAAAGACTGCAATGAAAACCGGCAGAGTTAACATCAGCAGATCGTCAGCGTCCTCGATGGTTAAAGAAGCCGGAGAAACTTCCGACTTCAATTCCTCGACGGTGAAGGAACGAAGTTCGCCAGTGCAGCCAATCTCACCAGCAGCACCAAGCGTCCAAGTTCCATCACAGCCGAGAAAATTCATTATTAGTTAGCGCCTGCTGCAACAGGAGCCGGACGCGGCTGTACACGTTGAACAGGCACTGGCAGGCCATCATCGGAGAGCCAGAGGTCCATGCCGAAAGCGGTGCCTGTTTTGGACTTCCACGCTTTGGCGTAAACCGGAACGGCAACTTGTTTGCCGATGTATGCCTTGTAAGCGTTCTCGATGCCGCTATCGAGTTGACGCTTAGAGACTTTGAGGCCGACCGATTGTTCGGTTTCTTGGCCGAACTGGTCACGCCCTGGAGCGGTCAGCACCAAGTAATGTTCGATGATGCCGTTCATCTTTTCTTTGGAAGTGATGCCTTTGCATAGGCCCATTTGTACCAACATAGTTGTTTACCTCGGTTATGAACGGGCCCAGCGCCCGAGAAAGTGAATTGCCAACAGTCCGCACATAGTCACGACCAGGACGTTGATAGTTGCGGCCATCATGCGTTGACCCACCCAAGACAGTACGCCAGACCAACCCCAAGAAAGACCATGAAAACGATATAGCCATAAGCGAGAAGTCTCATGCCGCCTCCACAGTCGGCTCAACGTACCAGTCAGGACGCTGAGCGCTGAAATCAACTTGTAGAAAGCGTAGGATCGGAACGACGTTGTTCTTCTGGTCATCCATCTTCAACTTCTGCAAGGCAGCTTTTGAAAGGCCGCATTCGCAAATGTCACGAACATGGTTGTAGAAGCTGGCCCGGTTCATCGACGCCATGGTTTCTTCCCAGCCGTATTCTTTCAGGCTGCGATATGTGCGGAACAAATTAAGCGCATAGGCCTCGGACAATTTCCCGGACTTCGTTTCTTTGGTCCACCGGGCTTTAAGTGCGGCCAGCACTTTGTCATCGTTAATTACTCGCATGGAGATACCTTCAAAGGCCGCAAACAGTTCTTTCGTTACTTGTTCCCAACACCATTGGATAAAGCAGGTGCCCTGCTCTACCAGTCGCTCCTGGTAGTCGCACAAGGCCCACAGATTCGTCGGGATGTTTCTGCGCTCCATCCAGCGATGCATCACGGTCGCTTCGAGTCGCAGCAGGTTTTCGGCCCACTCCTGGAGCGCGGGGTTCTGAAGAACCGCGAGCAGCCGGTGGGCTGCAAACGCTTGGGATGGAACGAAGTTCGAGCCGCCATAGGATCGGGCGGCCTTGATGGCTTCATCGAGCTGGCGACGAAACTCCGGCCCTTTAAGGTAGGCCTTGAGCTTGCGCAGTCGGGTTTCCTTCGAGCCCCAGTAGGCCGTGGTTTCGTAGTCGTCGCCACGGTTGCGGGTCTGGCCGTTGCTGACGCCGCGCAGCGCCTGGACCAGCTGAAGCGCGGTGCGCTCATCGGGCAGCCGGGCCGAATAGGTGCAGTCGATGCCGTAGACCTCGGCCGATTGCCAGTCCAGGAGCGCGAAGAGCTTCGGATAGGAGCCCGCAAGCCACTTGAGCATGACTTCGCCGCCCTTGCGGATCGAGGTCGGGCCGAACACGTTGTGACCCTGGAGCAATTTGGCGGGACTGGCCTTCAGCTCGACGCCGGGCTGCACACGCTTGCCTAGGGACTGGTGAAACACCTTGAAGGCCAACGGCGTAAAGCCGGTGGAAAGGGATTCCCAAGCGTGCCCCAGGTCCTCGACGTGATAACCACCCTTCCCGTCCGGCAAAACGCTGGTAGCGCGAAGCGGAACGCCCAGGGCTTCCAGGTCGATCACCAGCAGTTCGTTGCCTCGCTTACCCGTGCTGGTAGCGATGGCATCGACGCGGAAAGGCACGAAGAGATGAATCTTGTCGAGCATGCTGAGTGTCCGTTACAGCGTTACGCGTTACGCGATGGCGGAACTTATACGCCGTAACGCGTTACAAAGCAACACGTGACAGAATAACCAGCATCAGAGGAACACCAGGATGAAGACCGTGACAAAGCCCTACCGCGTGCGGGACGAGTTCGCCGATTCGATCAAAGAGCGACGGATAAACATGATCGTCGAGACGAGAGAAGACATAGCCGAAGCCGACCTGGTGAACGCTACGCTGTGGAAATATCTGGATCAGATAACCACAAAGGACGTAATGAAATACCGCGAAGAAGTACTGAAGAAGGACTGATCAGTGGTGGGAACAGTTGGATCAACAGCGTGGGCGCTGCTGATCACAGTCGCAGACCCAATCCCAAGCCAATATCCACACCTAGAGCCGCCTGTACACCTAGAGCGGGAAGAGCAGTGCAGGATGGTTGCCGACGCCATCAACACGAAGGCATACCAAGCAGGAGTTCGGGAAAAGCTATCTGCAAGATGCGCTCAGATTGAGTTCATCGAAGTGCCGGAAGGCTGGCTAGAAAACGAGCAAAAGTCTAACCGTTAGACAAGAGTCCACCATTAGAGATGGTGGACCCGGCTGAGCCGGGAAAAGCGTAAAAGCGTCTCCGACGGCCAGGGCTGCACCCTGGACGGCAATCAAAAAACCAAAGATCAAAAGCGCCTCCGGCGGCCCTTCGGGAACTCTCGGCGAGGCCAGGGATGCGGGGGGAAAAGCACCCCCCTCATCCCAGGCAAAGAGTGATTGGTCGGAGGTAGGTCAAGGGTCGGCGCGAGCGCCTCAAATCCTCACCCGTTCGTTTTTTCGCGATGGAGCGTGCGAAAAAGCCGCTGCGGCTTCCGGTTTGCCCCTTGACTGGGCAAGGCTACGGGTGGGGTCAAAGGTCGAGAAGAGCGCGGCAGGCGCTCTGGAGGGCTTCCAGTCGAGCATCGAAATCGGCTTCCTCGCAGTCGAGCTGGTGGACGCGACGGCGAAGTTCGCGAACCTCGGCAACCAGTCGCGGATAGTCATCGAGCAGCCACGTCACAGCGTCGGCACCGGTTCGACCAGGTGCGAACAGTTCAGCGGTTTTAACGAGGCGGGATTCGAGGTCGAGGGCGCAGCGCATAATCTACGTTACATTAAATTCGGCGCGGAACATGCCACCATCCGCACCGAATTGAACGTAACGTCGTCCATTATGCGAAGCGTCCCATGTCACCAGAGGTGGCCAGGCTTGCCACTTCCAACCTGGGTTATCGGTTGCGGCGCGTAATCACTCTGCATGGCTGTCGACATCTGATAACCAGGCGCACCGACAGGCTGCTGACCTGGCACTC